CTCATATGTCAGGTTCGGCGGGATAAGCCTACGTCCTGAGTCGAACAACGTTCCTTTAGAACGTGGAGTGGGATAGCTCCCCAGCCGCTTTAGCGCCTGGCTCTGCCCAACTTCACGAAGAAACTGTTTTCCGGTTAGTTTCGTTCACCGCCGTGTCCTTCCCTAGACAACATCAGATCTCCTATGTTTCAACTCTCCCTTCGCTTTTGGCTGTCTCGGCCCGTAGGCCTAGCTGAGCTCGAACCCCGAAGGGAACGCCATACTTGGTAACCCCCGAAGGGTGCTCCGCACCGGACAAGGTAATTCCGGCCGAGGTCTTTCGACCCCTTGCAGCTACAGAACGAATCCGTTGCCACTACCCTGAGCTCGCCTCGCTGTCGAGGGCAACAGGCACAGGGCTGAGGAGAGAATCCACACAACATCACTGAGTGTCATAATCAGTACTAAACCACGACGGATATACCGTCCCCCCCGGTCGCCAACCTCCACATCCATGGCAACGTCATTCTTTCTTTTCTGAGACCCCCGAAGGGGGCGACCACAGTTCCGGGCCGGCTCTTGCAGAGTACGGCGGTGGTGCGCAGTGATCTCTCGTTACAAGCAACGAGTCGAAGATCAAGCGCACCTTCACAGTCTCCCTCGGCGGCTGGAGAAACGCTCGAAGTACCGAGGACCAAGACGGGGGCGTTAACCCCCGTCGAAGCCCCGGACAACGATCGTACTCGACAGTCGAGAACCGAGGGACGGGTTCAGCCCTCACTGAGCTGAGACGAAGACAGTCAAGGATCCGAGCACGCTCGAACCACTGACTGTAACGAAACGAGAACTTCCAAGCGGCAGTCTCGCGATCGTTCGCCTCAATGAGGGAACTCTCCACCTCGTCCTCAGGACACACAGTGCACAACGCGGCCGGAACAGCGTTGTGACCAACGGTCACAAAGGGAAGGGCGAGAGCCTCTCCAACAGACGCCAACTTAAACATCCTAGCAAGACGGTAGGCAAGCTTGCCGCGGAAGCCGAGCTCCACAAGGGTCAAACGAGTTGACCTAAGGAGTGAGACATAACGCTTAAAGTAAACCACCCCGGCTCTAAACCTATTAGAAGGTGTAGAGCCGGTAAGCCAGGAAGAAAAGTTGGTCGCCACCGAATGCGGAAGTTCCTGAGGCTTCAACCGACCCCAGCGTAACGTCTGGACGACCCGAAGGTCGCCACCAACGTAACGCAGGAGTGTAGAGTTGAGAGTGCCCACTTCCGCATCCACGGACGTCTTAGTCCGCTCCACTTCCAAGCCCAAGTCACCGACTACGGACATCCAAGCCTCAGAGGCCCTAGGGCCAGACTGAAACAAAATGTCGTCGCCGTTGATTAAGCAAGGAAGACTCCTGCCCTTATCTGGCAGCCATCGAAAAGCCCAAAGAAAGGCGAAACGATTCTGCAAGCAGAGAAGGGGGAAGGAAAGAAAGGAGCCCATCATCTGTCCTCTCTTAGGACGTACACCGGAAACACCCTCCCCGTAAATGAGCGGCCTAAGCGCGCGCATTGCGAAGGAACGAAGGTGTTCGGGTACCTCAGAAGCCAAGAGGATCTCAGACAGGATCACTTCGGCGACCTCGATGGACAAGCCATCGGTCGCAGACTTATAGTCGCCAGAAGTGAGGACCTCGCCATCCGTGCGTCGAAACCCCGCGCGAGACAGAGAATCGTTGCTAACATCTCCGACAGACAACCACCTGAAAGCCCGAAGGCGATCATAAATGGAGTCGTGGAGAGGCTTAAGAAGCAAAGATTCAGAAGTGAACTTGGTGAGCGGACGTGGTTTCCCAGCGGACTGGACAACCATGAGCTCACAGGCAAGATCGCTGTCAAGCGGTTCATAGGGAGGCTGGGAGTGAAGACAAGTCGAAAGGAAGCGTTCATGAGAAAACTTCCAATCATTGCACATCCCGCCATGAGCCCTAGGGGAATCGACAGTCGAGGAGAGACTGGGAGAGCATCCGAGAACGTTCTTCTCCCAAAACTTCTTGGACCATCCGCGATGGAAGAGACGACGAGTCTCCGCGCGGACATGGTGAAGATAGCCTTTGGGAAGTGGAACGCTACCGGAACGAAACCCGGAGACGACTCCTTCCAAAAGAGGACGTTCCATGCATTTGCAAGAAGCCGGTAAGGCTTTCTTGATACTTTGCCATGCAAGGACCTCTTCTACCGTCCCGGAAGGACAGTCAGAAAGGAGCCCCTTAACAGCCCGCCCGAGAAGGGTGCAGGACGAGCTGTCAAGGTTGACTGTGGGCGTCGGATGTCCGAAGACATACGCCCATTCGCAGGTGGCCTGACGTACGTAAGCAAGCGTACGGGCCCGGAAAGCGCGACAGGGTCGCGGGGTGCCGTCGTTCGAGCGTCGAGCCATCGTTAGCAGAAGCTGATGGTAGATACGAACACGGTAAGTCTCAAG